TTAATGATGAACTATTAGGAAAGAAAATTTATGGAAAAATAGATGAACTTATTCATTGATTTATCACATATTCTATGTATTTAATGTTTTAACATTGAATACATAGGATAATAGCAATTTTTATTTAAACATTCTATATCTGCACCATTCGCTAGTAATAATTGACAAATTTCCTTCCTATCAATCAAAGCTGCATATTGTAATGCATTATTTTTTGATACTTGATTTGGATTATATTCCAATATCAATTTTACAATATCTATATGTCCTTTATTTGCACTCATGTATAATGCCTGTCCATCAACTGCATTAACATCTGCTCCATTTTCTAATAAATAATTTACAACATCATAATGACCATTTCTTGCACTACTTCTCAAAGCATAATCGGTATTAGAATGTATGTAGGATCCACGCACAAATAGATATACTACAACATCTAAATGTCCATTTTCAGCAGCTAGATGAAACGGCAAATCCCCCTCACAAAATATATTCCCACCCATAATATTTAAATGATGTAACTGCTCTAAATATCCATATTCTGCACTAACTCTAATAGCATAATTATCATTAGTATCAATATGTGCACCATTTGATATACAATATTTAACTAAACTTAGATTATTATCAAAACAAGCTTCCATCAACTGTTCATCTAATGATTTCATTTATATATCAATATTCAGTAATTGTTATGTAATATTTTTTTCAATTTTCCAACACTATTTGCAACGAAATATCTAATATTCTAATTATATCATCTATTATATTAGTTGTTATATCTAATAATGGTCTTAATCTAATACTATCACCCCTTGTTCCACATGATAATATCAATAAACCATTATGATAAGTAATTTCTTTCAATGCTTTAACTAATAATGGTGATGGCATACTGAATGCACACATTAGACCTTTTCCTCTTACATTATATATCAATCCATCATATTTTTCTTCCAACGATTTCAATTTATTTAATAAATATTCTCCTTTCACTCTGGCATTTTCAACTAAATTTTCCTCTTCAATTACTTCTAATATTTTTCTACTTCTAACCATATCAACTAAATTTCCTCCCCAAGTAGAATTAATTCTTGATGAAATATTGAAAACATTATAATCAACTTCATCTATCCTGTTAGTAGCCATTATACCACATACTTGCGTTTTTTTACCGAAACAAACTATATCCGGTACTATATCATAATGTTGATATGCCCACATCTTACCAGTAATACCTAATCCACTCTGTACTTCATCCACTATTAACATTATTTCATTTTCATCACATATTTTCCTTAATTGTTGCCAAAATTCTTTCCTGAAATGATTATCTCCACCTTCTCCTTGTATTCCTTCTAAAATAATGCAAGCAACATCATCCCCTTTTGAATTTATTATATCCATTATTTGTTTAATACTTGTTTCTTCATCACTGATTGTATTTTTCATATTAGTTTCATTCATTGGAAAAATACATTTTGGATTTAATACTCTGGGCCAATGAAATAATGGATAGTACATATATTTAATTGGATCAGTGTTTGTCAGTGATAATGAATATCCACTTCTACCATGAAATGCATCCTTAAAATGAATTACTTGTTTACCAATTTCACCCTTTCCTCTACCCAAGTTTTTACGAACTTTCCAATCAATTGCTGCTTTTAATGCATTTTCTACAGCAAGAGTTCCTCCGGAGATAAAAAATAAATGTTTGAATTCCTTGGGCATAGCAACTCTTTCAAAGGTGGAAACGAATTTAGCCATTTGCACTGTATAGATATCTGCATTCGAAGGATTATGTATGGCGACTTTTCCAATTTCTTGAATAAATTCAGGATTATTTAATTTTGGATGATTATGATTTATTGCCCATGAACCAAAAAAGGAAAATGCATCTATGAAAACCTTTTTAGTGATAGCATCTTTTATATGTGTATCACTATTATCCATATCATAAACAAAATCAAATCCATCAACTAACATAGTTCGTTTCAATATAGAATGGACATTGGATGGAGTTATTACTTCTTGCATAATAAAATAAAATACAAAAAATTATCGAAAAAATAACTAATTATATTATATATGAATATCAAAGTTCTTATATATGCAATAATATTAACCATTCTAATAGATTCAATTTATTTACATTTTTCATTGCCTTGGTATAAAGTAAAATTTGATGGTCTAATGGGAAATATTAAATTAATACCAGGTATAATTACATGGTGCCTAATCGCCTTCAGTATTGCCTATTTCGTACTAAATAAAGAATATTATGCATGGACTGATGTAGCAGTGGATGGTGCATTAATGGGTGTTACTTTATATGGTCTCTATAATTTAACTAATTTTGCTACAATTGATAAATGGGGTATTGATTTAGTTTTTTGGGATACTTTGTGGGGTGGTATTTTGGTAAGTATTGTTTCCACTATTATCTATTTCATGAAGCAAAGTTCTATTTTTTAAAATAATGATCAATTGGATAATAAATATATGGAACATTCTTATCTGTTCTCCATGGAGTCAATATTTGCATAATATAACATGATGATATCAAACATACTCCAAAAGTAGGTGCAATTAGATAAAGCTTATCATGATATATAGTTGTGTATATAAATAATACACATGATAGTAACCATATCAAAAAAACCTTAAAATACATTATTGATATTATTTTATGATATCAATAAATAGTTTTATGTTCAATTTTTTAACAACTGTTTTTCATAAATACCCGATAAATTAAATAATAAATTAAATAAATTGGACCTAATATAGCTGCCCATAACATGTAAAGAATCCACATAATGAATCCGGATTGTTGTGCACATAAAGCTGCTAATCCAACTGGTGTCAAATATAAAATTACTGCACAAACAGATGCAATAAGCCATAGAATTATTAAACCAATTATATCTCCGGTAGTTGCAGGTTGTGCATTTGTGTTTGATGTTGTTGCCATTATATAAATATATTTAGACTTAAAAATATATAATATTTATAGAATTATATATGGAAAATTTTGTAAATAATATTCTTTTATTTTTGACCCCAAAATCACACAATGAAATAAATAAACGTTTATACATTTACATACGTAATATAGTTGGTATTGGTTTTCATTTAATGAATTTACCAGATGATTATTTAAATTTAGATAATAGAATGGATTATATTAATCAATTAGCGATGTCGCCTTATAATAATCAAATTGTTAATAAATTGAATGAATTAATGGCAGAAATTCCAAATAATATAAATACAGAGTATTATTGGTCATTATCATTGAGTGATAAGATGATATTTGAAGCTTATTTAATAAGAAAATTATTGAATATGTATGATGATATTTCTAAAACAAATTTAGTCGATAAAATGATGGTGATGAATGATGAATATTTAAAAAAATTGGATATAGAACATTTAATTAATTTTTTGGAACAAACTCAGAAGGTATTAAATGGATCTGGAGGAGGTTATTGTATGGTATTATAAAAAAATCAATTTGTAAAAAAATTGATTTTTGAATGAATTCGATGATATCAATAGTATTATCATCAGATGGCAAATGTAATAGGTGACTTGAGTAGTTTTTTGAAATCTAATGGTTTGACAGGAAATTCGATGATTGATACATTGATCTTAACTACATTGGTACCAATTATTATAGCCTATATTAGCAGTATATTTGATACATTGAAACAAGTTTTTACAAAAATAATAACATATTTGTGGAAATATGCAGTTGACAAATTTACTAATACATTTTTAGGAACTATTTTATGTAATATGGAAATATATGAAAGCTCTCCATTATTTAATTCTATAAAAAATATAATATATGAAAAGAATAAATATCCAACAGAATGTAGTGGTAAAATTATAGACAAAATTATTAATATGACAAATGAATTTAGTAATTTTGAATATAATAACTATAAAAAATATTTTGCAACTATCAACAATGATACCAATAAAAAAGAAGATATATTATCTATTACCCAGAGTTATTCGTCTGATGAAGAAAGAATTAAAGTATTTTGTTATAAAAATCTATATATAATACTTAAATATACTAGGATTAATTTCAAGGGTGAAAATCATACAGGAAATATAGAAAAAACAGAATTAAAAATTATATCTTTCAAGAAAAATAAAATGAATAATGAAGAATTATCTGAATTGATAAAATCATTCCTGATTGATGAATTAAATATTAATAACAATATGACTTTTATTAAAATAATGAAGTCATATGATCAAAAAGTTGCAGATTATCTTCAATATTTTATGACAGATAATTTTGCTGATAGAAACTTGGGGCTACTTAAATATGGTGACGGTAAATTTGATGAAAAAATAGATATTGGTCAACAAACTTTTAATACAAATAAATTAATGTTTAATTTGGATACAATAAATATAAATGAAATGACTAATATTAAAAATCATATTAAAATTAATCATTCAGAATTGAGCGGAGGAGGAACTTTTGTAAGTTTAGTAAATAAATATTATGATAAAAGTGTTGCAAATGGAATTTCAGGGTATTATGGATATTTTTTTGATGATAATGTTCTCTATTTAATATCAACTTCACCAACTTTCGTCGCAATTATTTCAAAAGGAAAAATCATTACTGAAGATGATATAATTAATAAACTAGATTTTATTATAACAACAGGTATTAAAAATAAAGATAATAGAAGTATTAAAGGAGAAGATGAACAAAAAAATCAAATGTGCTTATATAAATATCAAGAAAAACAATGGAATAAATATACTCTTGATAAACGTGAATTTGATACAGTATATTTACCAACTAAATTATTGGATGATGTAAGAAAAGAAATGAATAACTTTTTCACTCTCAATAAGCTATATCTTGATTGTTCCATTCCATATCGTAAAGGTATTTTATTATACGGTCCTCCTGGAACTGGGAAAACATCTCTTGTAAAAACTTTGGCATATGAATATCAATTAGATATATATACAATTAACATAAATGATGATACTATCAATGATGATAGTATAAATAACATTCTTAATTCAATATCTTCTAAAAAAAATAAGATATTACTTTTCGAAGATATTGATACAGCTTTTGCGGATAAAGAGAAAATCAAAAATGAAACTAAAGCAGAAGTTATTAAAATCGATAATAAAGATAAAAATGAAAATAAAAATATCGATCGTTCCGCAAAGTTCTTAACATATTCAGGGCTGTTGAATGCTTTAGATGGAGTATTAACAAATCACTACGGGGTTATTACTATTATGACTACAAATTATATTGAAAAATTGGGAGACGCATTTTTACGTCCTGGAAGAATTGATCGAAAATTCTTATTAAAAGAATGTAATAAAGAACAAATTATTAAGATGACCAATAATATATTAGATAAATATTTTAAAATTTCAGGAGAGAGTGTAGATAAAAAAATGTTGGAAGGTAAAATAAATGATTTTGCAGATAAATTATTAAACCGACAAGAATTCAGTAATGTAACTCCATCCAAACTACAAGTATATTTATTGCGATATGTTCAGAATATAGATGATATATTTAATAATTATAAGGAATTGCTTTAGACATATTCTAAAAGATTTTTATTTATTGTTTGTGGTTTTTTCCTACAACATCCATATATCGAAAACCCAATGATAGCTAATATTATGTATCCAAACCATATTAATAACATAAACATTAATCCACTGACATAACACTCCTCATTCATCAAACTTATCTGACTATAGATGTTACATTTTTGTGGATTACTAATTATTGTACCCAGATATGGAACTACAAATATAGTAAATAGGATTGTCATTATTGCCAAATAACTGTACCCGCTGATTGATATCATCATTTTTTTATTAGGATATTTATCAATAATTAATTCTATTGTGTTTTTGCCAAATAATAAAATAGGAGCTATCGTAATACCTGAAAATGCTGTAAATACCAATAAGAAAAGGAAAGCAATACATCCTGCAGAAAGACAACTAAAAGATTTGTTTAAGAATGAGTCAGTATTATTACAATAATTTTTTAGATATAATACGTCAACTAAGTTACCAAAAATTATACCGATTAAAAGTGTTACAATTAGTACTCCAAATAATGTTCCTATAAAGTATAGGATTACTTTGAGCATTGATTGCAGTAAATAATATGAAATATTGAAATAATTAAATGATTCAATTTTTTTATAACTTGACAATTTTATATATATATAATGTATTATGTCTTTACTAAATAAAATTAAGATTATCTTGAAGAAAATAAAGAATATATTTATTAGAGAAAAGAAAATAAAGATATATGAATCGGATGATAGTTTATCGTTATTTGAAGATGATGTAAAGATTGTATATTTAGAACAAGGAATTGATTCAAATTCATAAAATAAGGTTATTTATACTTGCTTTAAGTGTATCAATATTCTGTAAATTTGCTTTGATGAATTTTCTTAATTGCTCATTCATATTTGTATCAAGTCTTTCAAAAACTAATTTTTCATCTATTTCTTCCAATTGCATTTTTACTTTTTTCATCATATCGAATATTTCTAATTTTGTTTCAATATCTTCTTCCCTTTTCAGTTTCTCTTTGGCTTCCTTAATTTCATCATCTGTTTGATCTGTTGTCAGAAGAATATTATATGGAAATGAAGATACACTGTCATTACTTGCATCTAATTGTATAATTAGTTTTATTTCCATAGATTTATTCTGTGGATTGAAACAAAAGCCATGTTCTCTATCATTTAAACAATATCCATTGAGATAAAATGTCTTATTTTCAGGTGATGTTCTCTTTTGATTGATTAATTGGACATCACAATTATCTATTATAAGTTTCTTTAATATAACTGTATGTTTGACACGTTCTAGATCTTCTACTAAAATATTGAATCGTTCTCCAATATTTAATTTTATTTCTAATTTATCGTTATTCCAAATATTACGAGGAAAACGTTCTATACTAAGTGGTTTCGTCAATGATATTCTGATACCCATAATGATAAAACCTGTTTTCACGAAATTGCTATTATTTGGTGCTGTACATCTAACAGGAACTTTAAAATTTTCTCTAACACTAGGTCGAACGTATCCAATTGATTTATATTCGTTATAACAGTGTTCACACCATGCTCCGCGATCTGGAGATGATTCGGGAAAAATAAACCAATCCCTAATAGAACTTAAAATTGGTACTTTCCCAGGACAGAGGGATGGGGTATCGGTCTGGGTAGTGATTAGTGCCATTTAATTTTAATAATTAATAGAAAGTGTAAGTTATATTTATTTCAATTTTTACAAAAATTACCCTCGTGGTCAATTTTTTTGAAAAAATTGATTATAAAATCATATACAATCTTTAATCATAAAATTGATAATGACAAACTGGTTCAAGTTATTCAAAACAACCTATAAAAAAACAGTAAAAGTAACATCATATTTATATAAATTACTCAAACCAAAAAATATTCCTAAACCATATTCAAAAAAAGCCATTGATTGGTTAAAATATCGATCACAATTAGATGGTGTATATATTCAACATGCAGAAAATGGGGGAGAATTTTGTATTCCTGGAACAAAATTTAAAGCTGATGGTTACATACCAGCGACTAAAACAGTTTTAGAACATAATGGATGCTATCATCATGGCTGCATACGATGTTATAATAGAAAAGATTATAACCAGATATGTAAGAAAACAATGGAAGAATTATATAATAAAACGATGGAGAGGGAAAAAATTATAAAGAAATTAGGTTATAAGATGATAGTAATTTGGGAACATGAATGGGATGAAATTGTTAAGAAAGGAGAAAATAAAATAAGTTGGTTTAGATGGACAATAGGTATAATCAAAAGATGGTTATAAACATTCATTATTTTTTAATTTATATCCTTTTGCACACATTATATAATCCATTCCTTCTAAATTATAATCAACAATAGCTGCATCTTTTACATCAACAACTTTAAATTCATTTGATGTTTTTCTATAGACTTTATTAGTTATAACATCTGTTAAATGGATACAATCTTTCCATACTATAAGATTTTTCATTTGAATTGATCTAATTGTACCATCTGTATGATAGAATGTATTTGGATCAGAAATTGATATATTTTCATAGGTCCCTGCTATTTTACAATTAACATCCATGATACGATCTATTAAATCAATGGTTTTAGTATTTTTAATCAAATCAAAATGTGAAGAATTAATTTTAAGATCGATATTTTTGTCATTGGATTGATTATGACATTTTGCATTCAGTGCTGAAATAATTGGTACAGTACCATCACCTTCAATATCATTGAAACTTACATCTTCATAGGATGTATCAAATATTGTATCATGGGGTGTTTTTAAATATGATGTAGAAAGATAATATGTATCTACATTTGTATTGAAACATTTTCTATTTAAAATTCGTTTTGGATCAAACCGGCTATCTGTCTTTTGGAAATAATGAACAGGATTTACCCATGTTATATTACTATCTTTAATTCCAAATTTTGGCATGGGATCTAGATATTGTTGAGGAAATAATTCATAAGTAGCTAGCGCTAAATACGCTAGATTTTTAGCATTTGATAATTTCAATAATGGATTCCCTAAATTATAGCCAATTGAAAAAGCTTGAAATATCTTTCCTCCAACTCCTTTAAATGGTGCTGAAACAGGGATCCATTTTTGAATATTTTTATTTCCGTATTGTCTAATATAATTTTCAACAATTAAACCACCCATTGAATGTGAGATGATTATGTTATTTTTATTACTGGTTAATAATTGATGTAATTGATTTAATACTAACGTTCGATTCGTAGAATATCTCCAATCATATGGTAGTCCGAATAAATTCTTACCAGGTTCATAACCTAGTTCCAATAAATGATCAATAAAATGTTTAAAGTATTCGACTAGCCCAGTTAGTATAATTAGATCAGGATCAAGATTATAAATACTGTATATACCATAATTGTCGGGTTTAATAACTACTTCATAACGCGGACTATAAAAAGTATCTGATGATTGATTATACGGTACTAGCACTTTTTCTATCTCAGTATTTTGATAAAATATTCTAACCCAACATCGTTCTATTTCATTTGTTGTTTTATCTTTTGTAAAGACCATTGATCCACCTACACCTGGAACTAATATAATAGTATTTTTAGGTTGTATAGCTAAACATACGATAGTTTGAACTAACAGAAGAACTATCAGTAGGAGCATTAAAGGATATAAAGAAAGAATGTATATAACTATTTTTTTGTCAATTTTTTATTAAAAAAATTGAGCCTCTAAAACCATTAAATTTATTATACAATAACAATATATGACCGACTCATTTACAGCTAAATTATATAACTATTCAGACAATAAATTTATAACAGAAAAGAGATATAAATTTAATGACATCATACATCAAAAAACATTAAAAAATATATGTGGATTTATCTATGAACATATTAAAGCAGAATATACTGAAGTTAAAAGAATAGTTCCTCAAATATTATTATTTGATTGGCACTTAGGATTTGATACTCCTATAATAAAACATTTTAATAAATATTTTATTTGGAGATGGGATTGTAATAATGGTATTCCAGAAAAGAAATTGGGTGAATGGAAATTTCCAACTAAAATGGATTTTTTCGTATTTACTGAAGACTATAAAATAAATCAAAAAGGAATATATTCCCTCCATGGACAATGTTATGTACCCATTTCACATCCTATAACTATTTATAAAAGTATATTAGGAGAAAATAACTGTCAATATTTTGATTATTCTAAATATAAGATAATTAGTTACGGATTAAATGATGTTGTTGATATAAAATCAATTCCATTCGATGGAATGAATATAGTTTTGTTTCCCGAATATCGGTATCAAATAATTAAAATAGATGAACAGACATGCCAATTATTATAAAAAATTGACCACTAAGGGTAATTTTAAATCTTCCAGATAAAAAATTGATTCCTATATTGCTTACTATCCATTTCTCAATATATATTTAAATGAAACTATTACTAATCGTGCTGTTATTTATAACAACAGCACTAGCTCACTACAATGACCGTGTGTTATTGAAAGATATAAATGTTTTAACTCTATATAAAGGAAGATCTACTACATATCGCAGAACCTATCCCGTACCACAATTAAAATGTGTTGCAGGAAATGGTTGTTACCAATATGATATTAAAAGTGTTCAATGTTATAATATGGGATTTGATGGCAAAGATCAATCTTGGAAATGCGAGACGCTAATGGACCCTACTTTAAGATTTACTAATGTTAAAGTTAATTGTGAAGGATATTCATATTCAAATGATCCATATGTTTTAGTTGGAAGCTGTGGAATTGAATATGAATTACATACTAAGCAGGAATTTCAATATGACTTTCCTTTTGATTCATTCCTCAATTTTATTATTACGATTTGTATTTTTGGTTTTATGTTATATTTACCATACTGTGTTATTCAATGTTCTAAATTTAGAAGAACATATACTATCGAAAATTATGATAGAGTAAATAATCCTGTAATTATAGATAATCGTCCTGGATTTACTGAAGGAGTTATTGTTGGAGGCATATTAACTCAACGACAAAACCGGGTAGTAAATGATGATATTGAAGCAGGTACAACAGCATACGCCGAAACTATACGCCGCTAATCAAATGATTCATTATAAAATATTATTATATCCTGCCATTCATCCTCATCCAATAATTCATTTAATCTTTTAGTTCTACCTTTTATACCTTTACTATTCATCCATTTACCATTACTATTTTTTTTATGCTTCCATAACCATTCAAACCGCATAGCCTTTGATTTATTTTCAAATTCTCCAACTATAAAATAATATTTCCAGTCATTTATACCTTGAGTAGCTTTAGCACCTCCTTTTAATTCTCCATTATGTTGTTTGCATCTATTATCTATATTATTTGTCATACCTATATAGGTCCGGTTAGGTGAGTATATCATATAACAATAGAATGGTTTAGTCATATAAATAATAATAATATTTTTTTATATGATATAATTATATATGTTATCTCAAGAATACTGGATAAATGGTCCTGTAAATATAATTAGATTAGAAGGTACTATTGGAAAAATAAATAAAGTAATATATATTTTCGGTGATTTCCATTATGATTTACATTATCAAACTGAATGTCCATCTAATAAAAGTATGGATATCGATAAATTTTTAGCAGCTGTATTTAAACAAGAAAGTAATAAAGAATTTGATCTTTTTATAGAAGAAGAAATGGGAACTCAAAAACTGAATCCGTTGCCGAATAGAGGTATGTATATTGAGCAAATCCGTAAATTTTCTGAAATAAATTATAAAGAAGATGTGAATCGTCGAATAAAAAAATCGGAAGAATTTCCAAATACGAGATTCCATTATTTTGACATAAGAGATAATATTGAAAAATTAACTGCCCTTTATCATTATTTTAATCCATTAGATGTATGTTATTCTATAAATGGTGATATTACTTTGAAAAGTTATTTAAGGGATATGCAAAAATCATTGGAGGAATTATATAGTAAAATGAAAAAACCAGATAAAGAAAAATTTAAGTTCGTAACTAAACTAAAAGTAAAATATTCTCATAAAGATGTTAAACAAACAATGAACACTTTATTATCAAATTTAACTGATGAGGTTGATAAGTTGATTAAAGAAATAAAGGAAAAAACATTACATATAGACGATCTTTACAATGAATTCAAGAAGCATCAATATGAATGGGATATCACTGAAAAATTATATAATCCATTATACAAAATAGCAAAAGATCTTCAAGAATATTTTATGAATATCACATGTATGTTAACTGATTTATTCTTATTACGGCGGATATTGGATAAAGATTATGTTAAAACAGCATTGATTTATACCGGTAATTATCATTTATCTGATACATGTCATTTATTGATTAAATATTTTAATTTCAAAATAACAAATATTACATGGTCAAATATTAGTGTGGAAGAATTAAATAAAAAATTTAAATCATATAAAAAATTTTTAATTGGTTTAAAAACATTTGATGAATTATTTTTCATTGTAAATCCTGATTTACAGAATCCTTTACAGTGTTCTAATTTATTTAATTTTCCTCCTAATTTATCCTGAGTGATATAAACAATATTCTATATCTTATAATATGGATAAATTAAAGAATCCGATTTTTATATATAACTCAACTGATCCATTAAATGGCAAGTTCGTGAAGAAAGTATATATTAAAAAAATATCGAAAATTAATCGTGTAATATGGCCCATGGAATGGGAATATTATAGTGATCGTGCGAAAAATTCAATTACTGATCTTTATAAAAATAATGTGGGAAGAGAGGCAAAGGTTATATATTCTGGTGAACCTCAACCTAGTATATTTATAATACCAAATTTACAGGATCAAAACAACGTTGCATAAAATTACAATTTCTATTTAAATGTCCGTCTATTCCACCATCTTTCATAAGTGAACAGACCCAATAATATTCACCGTTATAATATTTTTCATATAATTTCATGAAGATTGTTTTTGTATACATTATTTTTGCTGTTGGGTATCCACAATAGCAAAGAGGATGATATAATTTTATTTCATCAATTGGAATATATATTTCTTTTTTAGGTAATAAATCTACTATTAGATCATATAGATATTTTATTATATTGTTCAATAATTCCGTCATTAAATATTGATTATTTTTGAATTTAACTTATTGATAAATCAATTTTTTGATATTTAAATAAATATAAGCAATGGCCCAAATTATGAAACCACATATTCTATGTATTATCATAATTCTATCCATTTGCTTAGTGATATACAATGATAAAACAATATGGGATAACTATGAAATAGTGAATCATATTGTTATAATATTGTATTATATCACGACCTATTAAAATTATTATTTTATACATATTAAATTAGATCATTAAATGATATCCAAATAATTATTTTCAGACGTTGCCCTATTCAAGCAATGGCCCAAATTATGAAACCACATATTCTATGTATTATCAT